CTTGGGCCAACTTTATGTCTGGACTCATACAATACAACACGTCACTTAACGATATCTCGGGTCATGGTTACATCTTCGGATCTTTCCTACCCAACGGTCAAGTTTGCGGATTGGACGACGTTCCTCTACAGGAGGAACCTGCTTTAATTGAGCTCGTCACCGATACGCTCTGGGCTAGTAAGCAGATATTCTGGGATTATATCCCGGTCGTTACTGTGACTGTGGCAGCCACGATTACGTTGGCCGCGGCTGTACAATACAGCAAGGGTAATACCGACCCACGTGTCGGAGTGATTTCCAAGATCGCCAATTTTTATCACCATGGCGGTAGAGACACTTTCACCAAAATCGTAAAGCTCACCCGTAAGAGCTATTACGTTGGCGAGACTAGCAGGAGTCCCGCCAGAGCATGTGCCCTTTCTTACAAGATGGAAGGGCCCATCGGGAAAAGCTCTTATCAGCCAGAACCAACACATTCGCATCCTAATGCCGCTAAAGCACGCAACGATACCGTATTATCGGTTCGGAAACATATTACTGCGTGTGGCTTCGGCATGTACGATCCTTGTGTGTCCAGGAGTTTCAGGGACAAAGGTGTCAAAGGATACAGACATGCACTTACTATGTCAGACCTTTCGGCAGACTTAAAAGAATACGTCCCGTTACCAAAGAACGACTGGGTTACACTTATGGATTGCGTCGACTACTATACTCAAACCGAGTTGGCGCACTTTGCCCCCAATCCGATTGTCGTTTACACGATGGTCATTGATGGGCTCAGCGGAAAAGGACACGATAGCGCTTGGCATATGGCTTCTCCCACGAAGGTTGTGGAGAGAGTGGAAGGAGGGGCAGTATATTATCAAGCTCCTTATGATTTCAGCACGGACAAGCTGGTCATTCCACATGTCAGAGGGTTCCTGCCCGCATGGACGTTATATGACGTACATAATGTGCTGGACGCCAGCAGAAAGAAGCAAGTGGTTTTCTTGACTCCAGCTTCGACGCATTATATCCCACTCAGTTGTTTCAAGTGGCTCGCTCGCAAGTTGAACGGTATTCCGTTTGACGTTATTGAGCTTGAAAAGCTAAGGAACATATCAGAGGTAGGTGATTTTCTGGTCGGTTTCTTCCAAGTCGCGGGTAACGTTTCCGTGGCTATCAAGAGGAAGGCCGACGCGGACCCGCTCTCAGCAGTAATGTTGCCTGAGGCTGCGTTCCGCGCTCTGACTTTTGTCTCACGTGCAGCCGGTAAACATTGGACTGCTGCCGAGGCATCACGGGCTTTGAAGGAATGGCACATTGATGTCACGGGGCCAGCGATCATGACTGTCGCTGAATTCTTTTCCCTTCCCTTCAGTCTTCTGACCGCTCCTAACTTAGTAATTCTCTCGCGCCAGCCCGAGGATAACTTTTATGATCTCGGAAAGAGGAAGGCGGTTCAAATACTTGAACCTATAGTCACCAACCCGGGTACAGTCACGAGCCAGAACGACGGAGCTAGATCTTCGTACGTCGATGACCGAGTGATCCCTAATGTGAACACCAGCGTACCCCCACTCATTTATGAGGGTTATGCCGGGGAGTTTATCAAGCAATTGGTTCGCAACCCCGGACAGTGTGTTCCAACGGATTTACATACGGTATTACAAGAGCAAAATTCCGCTGCGCAGCGTGCACGAAACGCGAAGGAGAAACACCACCTCCCGCGTGAAAACCCATCAGTTATCGTCAATCTTAAAGACGAGGTTTCAGCCGAAATGAAAGCCGCAAGGGGAGTAAATACGGTTGCTACCAGCCACACACACCTGACAGGTGCATACGCAAGAGGCATTAAGCCCATTTTAATGCGTTTTGCATCCATTTACATGGTGGGCAGGAAGCCTGAAGAAATATCGCAGGCTGTGATGTCACTGGCAAAATATTGCCATGATAAAGGACTGCTTCAGTGCGAGACTGATTTCTCGAAGATGGATGAAACCATCTCAGAGTGGTTACGGACATACGTGTTCGAACCGGTTATGATTCGTGCGTTTAACGCTGACTGCTTGGCAGAGTTGAAACAAGTTCTCGCGAACGACACTGAAAGAAAGTGCTACGTCGGGAACAGAGTGATTAACGGTGGCCCGAAGAACTATTCCGGGTCTGGTTTCACCACCATCCTCAACACAATAGTGAACATGTTCACTAAATATTGCGCATTTCGCAAGCTTGGCTTCGGTATTAAGGAAGCCTTCCACAAGATTGGCTTAGTCTTCGGTGACGACGGCCTTTCTGAGGGACCTGAAGGAAAGCCCGAGATGATTGCAAAGTTTCAAGGTGTGTTCGAGGAAGTTGGTAAGGATTTGGGTTTGAAAATTAAACTCAACCTCAAGGAAGTCGATGGAGTTTGGCACTTTCTTGGCCGTGATTACGTTTCACCTCTTACGTCCCCAGTATCGATGGGGACACCAGCCACTGTGCTGCGCAAGTTATGCGTGGCAACATCCAACCAGCCATTGAAGAGGGCGCACAGGTTGAAGGGTTACGAAGTGACCGAGGCACATGTCCCATTGGTAGGCGATTACATTCGCGCCTGCGCTCGCATTTACAATATTGACTTGTCAAAGACAGTCGTCACATACGAGCAGGACAGAGAGTTGTTCCATAAAATTAGGGACGGCCCACCTCCGTACATTAAGGACCGCGACGAGGCATTGCTCATGCCGGCCGTCGCAGCAGGCCTTGGTCTGATGACCGGGGATGTCGTAGGGTACATTGAAGCCTTACAATCCGCACAGTCAGTTGATGATTTGGTGAACATAAAGATACCTTTGGGTGTCGATGAAATCCCAGCTGGCATGATGCGCTGCTAAAGACTTGAATTATTTTGGCTGGCACAATAAATTTTAGTTTATCTTTTACCATTTTCTACCAATGTCTATGATTACCACAAACCGTCGTGCACGCACCGCCGGGGCTGTCGGGACGGCCGTGGTTGCGCTTAACAAAGCGCTACCCATGGCCAAACAGGTTCTTGAAGAATTCAAAAAGTACCGTAGCAATGTCCCCCCAAGGGGATATGCGCCTGCACCATCTAGGCGCACGGGAAAAGGAAAAGGACCTTCACCATCCCCCGCACCTTCCGGCCAGAGCAGTTCTTTTGCTCCGGTTAACCAAGGCTTTTCATCTTCATCGCTCGTCCGTCAAAGGACAATGAGCTCGACTGGGACCACTACTACGATCCGCGGTATGACTGTTTTAGGACAGGTTCAAACTGGCGCCGTTGCGATCGGAACTACCCCGTCTTGTTTATTCTTTGCGTCCAGCAACCCCATAACGTTCGCAGACAGGCTGCAAATTATGTCTTCAACATACGACAAGTTTGTTTACAAGCGCCTTAAGCTTTCGTTCATACCACAGGTTGCTACTTCCACGAACGGGCAAATTGCAGTCGCCATAGACCGTGATTACACCGACGATCCACAGTCAATTTCTTGGGCACAGACTCTTTCTTATGAGTCGGTGGCTAATGGCAGTGTATGGACCTCTCACAGTACCGTCATTGGTCGTGATCCTAACGAGAAACGCACCTATTTTAACAATTTCTTAGGTGGCAGTGATTTGCGCGAAACCGAGCAGTTCAAATTCTATTTGTTCGGCGTCGGCTTACCCGCCGTTACAGCCCTCGGCTATCTTCAACTCGAATATGAGATCGATTTAATTTCACCAGTGTACGCACCAACCGAGTTGGGTTCATCTTTGAGCACTTTTTACATGAACCAATCTACCATTTCCGCTATCTTTGATCCGTTGTCCAATTTTGTGTCACTTACTGGCTTGCCTTCAGCTCCAACGCAAGGCGATCTTTACGAGATCATCTGTCAATATCGCGCCAATATCGGGACCGGCCTGCTCATCGGAGTAGGCGGACCAGCGTATGTACCACCCGCTGGTTCAACACGTGTCTTCGCGCGGTTTCAGAGGATCGGAGCCAGCAATACCTGGGTGATATACCCTGACTACGTCGCTGCAGCAACGTCCAATTCCAACCTGGCGTTATACAATTCTAATGCTGCTAATCGTGATCTTTTCTCATCCGGTCTTTCTACTTGGCGATTCGTAGCCGGTACTAATTCATCGTAGACTCTTCACATTTGTAGAAAAAGAAAACTATTTTGTTGTGAACTCCGTAAGTCCAACAATCTCAAGC